GTGAGCCATGGGTGGATGAAACGGGCACGCCGTGGGATTTCTTCGTTGCAGAGCTTTCAGCGGTAGGTACGCCGCACAACAAGCGGCAGACCGCCGCACCACACCTGCGAGGGGTGACAATGGGAGACGTAAAGAAGGCCAAAATGGCCGACGGTACGGTCATTGAGATCGAGACCGAGGAATCACTGCCGGAAGGGGCAACCCTGATGGAAGATGCTGTGGCGACCGAGGACGCCCCGGCATGGGCTGCTGCGCTGATGGCGCAGCTGATGGACCTCAAGGCACGCGTGGACGGCATGGCCCCCGCTGCGACCATGGGCAACACCAAGATGGAAGATGCTTCCCTGGCTGCACCCATCGCAGCGCCTGCGCCTGTGGTGCCATCGGCACCTGTGCAGATGGGTGACATGGCTCGCCGTCTGGCGCAGCTTGAGCAGCGTGCAGTCATCGCAGAGGTGGACGCTCTTATCGGTGAGCGTGACTTTCGCGGCATGACTCGCGAAAAGCTGTTGCAGATTCGCATGAACGACCCTGTGACGTTCAAGGGCCTTCTGGAGCTTGCACCCCGTCGCTTGGGTGGCTCGGCACGCACTGCAGCGTCTGGCGTTGCCATGAGCGACGAGCAGCGCCTCTTCACTGCCGAAGGCGTGGCCCAGCTTCGCCAGCGTCACACGGTGGCTGGCAAGTTCGATGCCGCATCGTATCACAAGGAATGGCGCGATATTCGCGGTCGCCTGACCCTTAGCCCGACTGGAGGTGCCGCATGAGCACGAACGCATACGCAGGATGGGGCTCTGAGCCCTCAAACAAATTCGTCCCTGGCGAAGACCTGACCAACTTCGTTGGCCATGCTGTCTGGCTTGTTTCGAGCGAGCTGTTTCCGCTCTCGGACACCGATCAGGCGACCACGCAGCTGATCCACGGCGAAGGCGTGCTGCTTGAGGGTGCCCCTGTGGAGCCGGGCGCAGAGTGCCGCGTGATTCAGGCAGGCGTTGTGAACGCCATCGCTGGCGCTGGTGGCGTGGGCGCAGGTGACACCGTTTCGCCTGAGTACGCTGCCTCTGGTAGCGACCGTGGCCGCTTCATCACTCGTGCGACCGCTGACTACACAGACGGCGATTTCGAGTGGGGCACTGCTCTCAGCAGTGCTAGCGAGGATGGCGTGTTTTTACTTGAACTGCGGCGCCGTCGGGTGCAGCTGTAAGGGCTAGGAGGTATTGGACATGGCTACACCTAATGGTATCGTTTCCGTTCAGGGGGCCCGTATCCGTACGGACCTTCCCGGGCTCTTCGCAGTTTATGAGGGCTACAGTGACGCAGACGTGCTGCGCGTTCTGGCCCCCGAGCTGACCGTTTCCTCTCGCCACTCGCGGATGATTAAGATTCGCGATGCCTCGCTGGTCGATGAGCGCGGCCCAGATGCGCCGACCAACCCGGTGGGCTACAATGCCCCCTCGCGGCTTGGCACGCAGGGTTTCGAGACCTTTGAACTGGTCACCAGCCGTTACGCCTTCGGCAAGGTCATCATCAGCGACTCTGACCGTTCGGAGTTCGCTGCAGTGCAGGTGGACCCCGAAGAGGCGTGGATGCAGACCTACACCCCACAGGGCTGGGACATTGTGGGCCGCATCATCGGCACCGAGCTGGCAGACAATGCCAACTACGATGCCTCGCTGACCAGCACGGCTCTCAACGTCACGACCCCGTCTGCTGACCTGCAGGCCGAGCTGCGCGGCGCAATCCGTGCCTTCCGTGCTCTGGGTATCAACCCGCGTCCGGGCGAGCTTAAGGCCTTCATCAACGACACTGTCGCTGATGCCATGCTGCAGCTCAATCAGGTCGTGCCTCAGCCTGCCCTGTCGGCATTGCCGAGCGGTGGCACGCAGCTCCGCTTTGGCTCGATTGACTACAGCGACCTGGTGGCCTTCTTCGCGAAGGAAGGGATCGAGCTGCACATCGTCTATGGCCGCACGATTCGCTCGAACGGCACGGTTGCATCGGTCCTCGAAGATGACCTGTACCTGCTGTTCTGCGAGCCGGGTCAGGGTCGCAGCTTCCTCAAGCGCGGCAACAAGGCTGACGCCTTCGGTGGCCCGGGCGTGCCTGTCACGTTCCCCAGCTACGACCCGGTTGGCATCGGCATGTACATGAACGGCGAATGGGGCCTTGCCCTGCCGTCTGACAAGCTGGGCTTCCGTTTCGAGGCGGTTATCTAATCCGTTCCGTTCCCACCCACACCCGGTGACCCTGTGCTGATTCAACTGACCTCTTCGATTTTCCTGCCGTTGGGCTTCGACCTGAGACCGTGCGACATGGCGTTCAAGCCACAAGGCGTGGACTACGGCGGCGGGGGTGTGCTGGGTCGTTTCGACGACTCTGTGCTTGAGCGCATTTACGGTGGCAATGCCGAGCTGCTCGCTGCAGCTCGTGAAAAGGTCTCTCTGGCTCTGGCGAAGGGCGGGGCTTATGTGGTAGGGTCTGCCGAGCGGGTTGAGCGCAAGGCAGACAAGTCACTGCCTGCCCTGCCTGGTGCAGACCGACCGATTGAGCAGAAGCGTAAGCAGGTCAAAGAGTCATCGGTCATTGATTCGTTCCACGATGCGCTGACCTGAGAGGTGTAGCATGGCAGTGAGCACGTTTGGCGTGAGCCTAACCGTGGTGCGGGAGTACATGCCCGGGCTGCCAGCGACCCTCGACACGACAACGTATCCCACGAGCACGCAGTTTTCTGCGATGCTGTCTCGCAAGGCGGCGATCTGGTGTGCGAGGGCCGAGAATCAGGCGGGTGTGGATATCACATCGGCCTCGCTCGATGCGTCCTCGCAGATATACGCCATCATGCAAGAGTGCATCGCCTTAGCGTTGTGCCTGCAGTTCTCGTATGGCCGAGAGCGAGGGGTGCCAACGCAGGTAGAGCAGTATAAAGAGCAGCTCGATGCCGCATGGGCGCGACTGGTCGAAGAGCCCGGCAGCCTGGGCGATGGTCAGGACAAGAGCAACGACGCCCCGTACCTGTGGGACAGCCACGTGACGGGTGCTGAGAAGGTGCGTCAGGTGGTGCGCAATCAGTCGCTGGGTGTACGTCTGGCGAGCGCAGGGCGGCTCTGATGAGTGGCTTTACCATGACCGTCACCGACAATCTGGGCAACGTGATTGAGCGCATTGAGAGCGCCATCACGCAGTGCAGCGACTTCACCCCGCTGTGGGCATCGCTGCGAGAGCCATGGGAGGACAGCCGCAAGGACATGTACCTGACGCAGGGCAGGTCAACGGGCACGCCGTGGCTGGGCTACGAGGACACCGACGAGGCTGACTGGTACGTCTGGTGGAAGGCAGCGGTCACCGACCAGGTGATTGAGAGCCCAGAGGACCTTAACGACCTGCTGCTGCGGTGGACCAAGAACGAGCGGTTGTACCCATCGCTGACCAACACACGCAGCCGGTTTGCGGTGTGGCAAGAGCAGCACCTCGCCCTGACCATGGGCACCAGAGCCCCGGGTGCCAAGAACAACAACGACGGCACGGGCAGGGCCCCACGTCGCATGGGTGGGCACGACATTCCACGCCGTGCGCTACTGTCGTTCGGTCGCATATTCACCCGTGAGGTGGCAGCGAAGCAGAGCGATTTTGCGGGCATCATCAGCAAGTCGCTGGGCGATGACAGCAAGGTGCGCAGCGGTTTGACCACGAGCCAAGTGCTGGCTCGCATGATGGGCAGGGGGTGACATGACCAACGTGCCTATCTACATCGGGCCATACGAGGTCTTTACGTCGGCCAAGACGGTGCTGCAGACGCATCTGCCGGCGGCTCTGACGGCATACGGCACAGCGCACGGGTACACGTTCAAGGCTCCCAAGACCTACTGGCTGTTCGAGGATATCGAGCGCGAATGGCAGAGCCCGGGCATAGGCTTCTCGATCTCGGCATCATCGGTCATCGCAGTCGAGGGCATGGGCTCAAAGGACCTAGCGCACACCATGCAGGTGCTGGGCATCATGCGGCTGCCTGACCTCATCAAGACGTCAGAGACCGCCCCGAAGGACATGAACTACTACCGGCAGGGCGTGCGAGACTACATGGACGCGGTGGGCAAGACGCTTGAGACCTACATGCCATCGCCTGTGTACCAGGCGACCAGCTACGTGTACCGTGTGGACATTGGGCAGGCCATCGGGCAAGTATATGAGGACCAGAGCGAGGGCAGCGATTTTACGCTGGCCCTTGCAATCGAGATGATCGTCTACCAGCGGGTGAGAGCCCGCACACCATACACGGTGCCGCCATGACCTTGCAGAGCAGCTTACAGAGCCTCGTATATGTGAAGAGCCAAGTGGCGCTTGGCACGGGTGCGACCATTACGCAGGGCGGCGATTTAGCCCTGCGAGTGCGGTCGTGTGACTTCTCGGTTGTCGAGGGCACCATCACGCGTGACGGCACCCAGAGCGCGACAGGCCTGCCTGCCTTGGCAGTCATGGGCGGTCGGCATTGGGGCATCACGATGCAGGTGGAGCTGATGCGCTTCGCTGACTACACAGACCAAGACAGCAGCCCCATCAGCGCGTTGCTCAAGGCTACGGGCGCTCTGGTGTCCACGACGTTTGACCCGGGCACAGGCTCTGCTGATGCGATTCAGCTGCGCTTCTCGGCGGCGTACAACCCGCCCACGGCCCCTGTGCCGCTGACCATCGAAAAGCATGAGATCGGCGGCAACCGATACCGTGCGACCGACTGTTTCGCGGTCATTACGGGCATCGCAGCCGAGGGCCAGAAAGAGATTCTGGTGGACCTGCAGCTTGCGGGTCTGTGGAGCACTCCGGTAGCCTCGACCTTTACGGCAGCGGCGGCAGACTATGGCGCTACGCAGTCGCTGCAGACCCCGACGATCTTCTCTGGTGCCTCGCTGGTGTCGGGCATTCAGAACAACGTGGGCGCAGAGCAGACCTTCACAGGCCTGCAGAACTTCGGTGTGACGCCTGCGATGCAGCTGGTGCCTCGCCCATCGGTGCTCTCGAATGCGGTGGCAGGGTTTGCGCCTGCGTTCCTGACTCGGTCGGGCAGCAGCGACACGGTGGCCTTTACCGTGGACCTGCACCCAGAGGGCAACACAGCGCCAGACTTGGCCGTGTGGGCGAACTGGATCGCGCAGGCCGAAGGGCGCGACCTCACGCTCATCAGCAACGAGGGCAGCGCCGGCATGAAGGTCGTGGTCACCATGAATGAGGTGCAGTACAACGACCCACCGGTATCATCGACGGCGCTGGCGTTCCGGCAGTATGACCTCGTGGCAGCCGGTAAGGACCCCGTCAACGGCTCGATTGACGGCGGCCTCACGTTCTACTTCATGGCAGGCACCTGATGACATTCCTGGAACTCGACACTCCCGAAGGCGTTAAGACCCTCAAGGGCCGCGCTATCTCGCAGCTTGACTGCCTCTCGATGCGTGCCAAGCAAGCGTGCTGGCCTGTGGTGCAGGCCGACCCTGCGAACATGACACGAGAGCAGGCGGCAGCGCTGACCAGCGCGATGGTGCGCATGGGTCGTGATTGCCTCGACTGGCTTGAGGGCGTGCTCGATGCGGATAGTCACGCGTGGCTGGTCTCTGAGTACCCTGTGCATCTGCTGCCTGGTCTATGCGAGGAGGTGCTGAGTGCCCGGGAGGTGCCGCCAGAGGCCGCAAAAAAATTCAAAGTGCGTCGCGAATCCTGACGCGGAAGGGCAATCAGTGCTACGAATGCCCAGACGCGACCAAGGCGCAGCGCGGCTGCCATAAGCCTATGCGAGAGCCCGGGCGCTTTGTCGTGGCCCCTGTGCCGAGTTGTGACGTGCTGACTGTCGACCCGTGGATATGGGACATGCTAGAGCTAGGCCACATGATACAGGCAGGCACGGTGCGGCTGGGTGAGGTGGACGCCCGCACATGGTCGTTGGGGCAGGCGACCTATGCGGCAGTGCAGAGCGGCAGGGCAGCGGCAGAAGAGACAGAGCGCAAGCGTAGAGAGGCGGTACAGGCTGCGGCCCGTCATGCAAGGGGTGGTCTATGAGTCTGGGCAGCACCATCAGCAGCGTGTTGATTCGCATCAAGGGTGACGGCAGCGACGCAGAAAAGGCGCTCGATGGCGTTGCCGATGAGGCTCGCAAGACAGAGAAGGCCCTAGACGACGCTGCCGGCGGCGGCGATATGATGGGCAAGGCGATGGGCGCGGCTGCAGCTGGCGCGGCTGCTCTGGCTGCTGCTGCTGCGGGTGTGGCTGCTGCTGTGTCGGCGTACAGCGAGACCAATCAGGAAGCGGCAGACACCTTAGCGGGTCTGTCGTCTCGCATGAATGACATGATGGTGGCCGTGGGCGGTGCCATCTTTGAGAGCGAGGGCTTTCAAGAGGTACTCGGCAGGGTTGCGCAGGTCATGGCCTTTGTGACCGAGAACGCTGACTCGATTGCGTCTGTGGTGTCTGGTTCGCTGACGGTGGCCATCAACACGGGCATCGTGGTGGTGGACGCGTTCTATGGCGCTGTGGCAGGCGTCAAGACGGTCATCATATTGAGTGAGGCAGCGATTGACGCCATGGCCACCACGGTGGTCAATCTGGGCAGTCGTATGCGCATCGTGGCCAACGCGGTGCTAGACTTCGGTCTGGCGATTGCGCAGGGCGTGACGGGCACGATGGCCGACGCCATCGGCATGGCGCAGTCATTCGTGGAGAGTCTGGCCCCTGTGGCGAGCTTCGCCGGCATTGACCTTGGCGCTATCACGACCGGCCTGGGCGATATGCGCGACGGTCTGGCTGGCAGCGTGGAGCAGCTTGAGGCGATGCGCGATGGCTTGCGAGACAGCACGCAGTACCAGCGCGATCTGGTCGAGGCGAATAATGAGGGCTTGAGCGAGCGCAACGTGCAGCGCGGCGAAGACATCATTCAGATTTATCACGACCTAGACGAGGCTTTACAGGCGACCGGTGCGAGCCAGGCGGGCTTTAACTTTGAGCTCACCGAGACAGGGCGGCGCCAGCGAGAGGCAGCATCAGCGACTGCGGCAGCGACTGAGGCGATGGTGCAGCAGAGCACCTTTATGGCCACGCTGCAGGCAGGCCTTGCAGCAGCGAGGGAGCAAGCGCAGATCACCGTAGACAAAGAGATGGAGCGCAGGGCGGCATCTAACCTGCTCATCAAGCAGGAGGTCGAGGCGCTGGCGCTACTGCGAGAAGAGCTCATCTTGATTGGCCCTGCAGCGGGCGATGCTGCGACTGCGACCAGTGCCTCTCTGATGGCCATGCTCGACCAGCTGAGCCCTATGAATCAGGCGCTTGACGTGTTCAAGCAAGGGGCGATGGGCATGGCCGAAGGTGTGGCCACCAGCTTCGTCGATGCGGCTCTGAGTGGCGAGAACGTGGGTAAAGCGTTCAAGCGGCAGATGGGCGAGATGCTTGTTGCGCAGGGTTCGGCCTCGATTATGCAGGGCGCTTTGTCGATGATTCCTTTCATGCCATCGTTCAACCCGGTAGGCGGTGCGGCATACATCGCGCAGGGCGGCATCATGCTCGCAGCAGGCAAGCTCATGACCGGTGGTAAGGGTGGCGGTGGCGGTCAGGGCTTGGCAGCGACAGGCGCGGGTGTGGTGCCAACGCCATCGACCCCGAGCGTCAACAACAACAGCAACGTGACGGTCAACAACGCCTTTGGGATTGTGGGTGACCAGCGGCAATCTGCGCGGCTCGTGGTGGATTCGCTGCGGTTTGCGCAGGCGGAGGGCCTATGAGCAGCATTTATCCCCTTGTGACGTGGCAGGTGACGGTCCCGACGTTCACGATTGACGTGCTGGCAGGCGGTCTCACCGAGACTCTGACGGTCACCGGCGGGACCTATTGGGGCTGGCTGACCACGGGCAGTGTCATTGCATTACGGTATCCTGCAAGTGCCCTCTCGCTGGCTGCTGTCATGCGTACAGCGCTAGATACGCACAGCAGGATTGTGACCACAGGCTCATCGTACACCAGCGACTTTGCAACGCCATCAAGCCCCATTCTGGTGGCCGCATCAGGTCGTGCTGGGTACATAGTCAGCATGACTATAACAGGGGGCACCACATGGCAGATTACTGCCACAAGCAACCCTGCTGCGCTGGCGCTGTTTGGCCTCGCGGTCAACGATACGCTGACAGGGTCAACCAGTCCTCTCTCTAACACGATCATCAACCGTCGCACAGCAGGCGTCTGGCGGCCAAAATTCGCCCCACCAGCGCGGCTCGAACCTGTGCAGGTCGCAGTGGGCAGCGGTGCCATGAGCGAGTACAGCGCAGCCACGCAGGATCGCCTGCTCTTCGGTGGGCGGCTCATCTGGTCGGTTGTCTGGGAGTATGTCGAGGCGGCTGACATCAGCCGTCAGCTGCTCACCGTGGCTGACTATCTGCCGGCAGCGAATCGCGCAGCAGGTGACACCGCTGGCGTGCTCGATGACCTGCTCTGGGCGCTGGCCAACGGTGCCATCGTAAAGCTGGCCCTGCCACCTATCGGCACCGCTGCGGTGGACTTCCGGGACGCGGTCATGGACGTTAGCGGGTCGCTCGATCGCGGCTCCTATGCGACCGAGAGCGCGACCGCAGCGCGGCGCTACAACGTGACCATGGCCTTTGTCGAGACGCAGGACTGGGACCCGGGCACGCCTCTATGAGCATCACGCAATACACGGTCAGGATTGCCAACTACATCGACGGGTCAGGCAACGAGTACGCCTGGACAACGTCGACAGGCACCCGTCGCAATCTGGGCTCGTCGCCTATGATTGCGGGTGCGCAGCTCGGCATCCTCGAACCGATTGCGTCGTCTGGCGGCATGGTCTGGGAGCTTATCGGGCCCCCTGCAGAGCTGCAGCCCCTGACGCGGCGTGACCTCGATCTGCCTGCAGGTGCCACGGCTCCGGTGCGACTGATTGAGTTCTGCACCAATACAGACACCAGCATCGTACTCGACACCGCAGGCCTGACCACGCCGCAATACGTGTTTATCGGTGGCGAGACCATGCGCCTGGACAGCGAGACCAGCCCGGGTGTGTACGCGGTGACCCGTGCGATTGGCTCTCTGGGTGTGGCTCGCACGCACCAGTGGGTGTATCTGACGCAGCCCCAGCCTCTCGTGCTGGCGAGGCCCTCAAACCCTGTGGGAATGCGGGTGAGTGTCGAGGACCAGACCACGAGTCTGGTCTATCAAGGCGTGCTGCGCAGTGTGAGCCGGACAGACCACGGGTGTGCTCTCGATATCGTGTCGATGGTGGGCTGGCTGCGAGAGCGGCGGCAGGCACCCGTGGACCCGCAGCCATTCAACGCGCTGGGCATCAATCATATTCAGATGAACACTGATGAAAGGCGGGTGACCTACACGTTCCCTGTGCTCGATTCATGGGCTCCACAGCGAGCGCGTATCTGGTTTGGCGATGCGTGGATTGTCTGCCCTGTGGCCAACACGTTTCTGCTGCCTACCAACGACCAATACACATGGGACGTGGGAGAGGACCAGCCCATCGTGCAGTGGGGCAAGGGTGAGACAGCGTATCCCCTGAACAGTCCACCCAAGGAACTGGTGGACGCTGCAGCCGATCCCACGACCGTGCCCACGCGTGTTGAGAGCCTGTGGACGTGTCCACAGGACACGCCCTCAAACGTGCTGCAGTACCTGCTCACAGCAGACTGGCCACCGGGTCAGGTCGCAGGCATGGACCCCAGCGACGTGGGCAACCTGATGGCGCTCGATGCAGCCTACGGCGTCGGCAACATGGTGCCGCCATACAGCAACGATCCCAACGCTCTCTGGTGGCCCGGTGGCAGTAAGGGCACGGTCATGCTCGCTGATGCCATCAGCAAGAATCTGATGGCCCCGATGCTCTGCGCTCTGACGGCTGACGCCTTTGGGCGCATTATGGTCATCGACTGGCTGCGCTGTCTGGGTGCGGTGGATAACATCGTGGAGGCCGAACTGATGCGCGGTCTGGGTGCGGTTGCAGACACGCAGCCGGTGCGCATCGTGCGATGGGAACAGAGCGAGCTGGGCGGCGAGCAGGTGCTCAACTTTCAGAGCGACCTGGTCTCGCAGGTGGTCGGCGGTGGTCGTGAGATCGCGGTCAAACCCGGGTGGATACAGAACGCAGCGGGGTGGATGTATGACCGTCTGGCTGCAGCCCTGCAGATATACCAGCTGTCAGTGCCCACGGTGACCATTACGATGACGCTGGGCAAGGCGATAAGCCTTAGCCTCGAACCTGGGCAGGTTCTAGCCCTGACGTGCAGCACGGTGTGGAATCGGCAGGGCCTGCGTGGCGTCATCGACATGGACGGCATAGTTATCGGCATTTCGAGGCGCTTGGGTGCAGAGGCGGGCACGGTCGATGCGGTGTTGGCCCTGACGGGCTATTCTGTGCAGGCGAACGTGGGCAAGTGGGGCCCATCTGCGACCGTGGTGAGCGTGGTGGGCAGCACCATCACCATGACCATGGACAACGGCGACGACGTGGACCAGTGGTTCACGAACGGCGATGCTGTGGCTCTGACTGACGCGGCAGGGCTGGTGCTTGACGGCACCATTACGGTGACCGCATCGAATGCCACGAGCATTACGGTGTCAGGTCTGGGTGTGACGCCTGCGCCCGGTGACCGTATCGAGGCGGCGACCTATAGCGTGCTGCCATACCCTGACACGGCGTACTTCGGAGAGGGTTTCGACTATGTTTGAGGTCATTGACCCATCGGTTACGGTCACCGGTCGCCCTATTTCGCAGTGGATTGGCGATGTGACGCGGCAGAACGTCATCGAACTGGCCGAGCGCGGCGCTGGCGGTGGGTACGTGTGGAGCGTGCAGAGTGCCACAGGCCTGACAGGCCTGCAGGTCTCAGCCCCGTCGCCTATTTCGACGCACCCTGACTACTGGTACAGCATACCCTTCCTGATTATCTCGCCTCAGTACCAGACCGAGCTGACGGTTGAGATTGCGGTTATGGTATCGGGCGGCATAGACGTGGCGCTGTGGTGCGAGGGTAGCGTATCGGCAGTCAGCAGCGGCATCACGACGGGCGTGCATACGCTTACCCTGACGCTGCCCCCGCGGCCTGCCAATGGTGACCTGAGGTGTGCTCTGCTCATCAAGTCGCAAGTGGGCGCTCTGCTCGAAAGCGGACACATTACCTACGCGACCAATCGAGAGATGCGCAGCACGACCAATCAGATACCGGCAGGCCCTGAGGAGGCGCAGCACTACCTGATTGAGCTTAATCCGGGCGTAAACCCACCGGTGCGAGGCTGGCAGGGAGAGTCGCGCTACCATGCCATGCGAGGCGAGCGAAGCGGCGGTCATGATAACTTTGAAACGTGGCCTAGCCCTGACCAGAGCCTGCAGAACTCAATTAATTATTCGACACCCTGCGACCTGTACCAGCTTGGCACCATCACCCTGTACTCGCTGCAGGCTAGGCTCGAAACAGCGGCGCTTACTGGCCTGCCCTATGCCCAAGAGAACTACGCAGGGCAGCCTGTACGGGCCTCGTGGCTGCAGCGCATCGCACGATACCTGCGCACAGCCTACCTGACCTCTCCACAGTATGCGTGGATCGGTGGTGTGGGTGGATACGACCGCACAACGGGCATATCACCGGGCTCTGCAGTCAGTCCCTATCGCTTTTGGGGTGCATTCGTACCACGGCAGCCCACCGATATCCTGAGCACTGCCATCAGGGCTCGTACAGGCGTCGATGGCATTGTGCTCTCGATCCTCTACACCAGCGTGTCACCTGTACAGATTGACATCACCTTTGACACCGTGGCTGTGGCCTCGATTGTCCTGCCTGCTGCACCAAACGGGTCACAGCGGCGCGATACAGCAGAGAGCAACGGCACCCTGTCATGGCGACACGGCCCCCTGACGCGTGACCAGTGCGGCTCGCAGGACATTGGGCTGCACGGTACTGACCTAGAGGGGCTTGACTGCGACACGGCACGCTTTGGCATGGCCACGATACAGCAGGAATGGGACGTTATCAGCCCATCGGTGGGCGATCTGGTGCGGGTGACGGTCGCATCGACCAGCGGTGGCCGGGTGTATATCGCGGCCATCAGTATGCGAGAGCTGGCGAATGACAGCGCATTGGCTGACATGACCAACCCTGCCATCGCTCCCCTGCAGCCTATCGAGACCGTGTCATGGGATCGCCTGCGGCAGCGCATGGACTATCTGTATGAGTCACGCCTGCGCTGCGTCTACAGCGAGAGCAACGACACCCTGCTGACGCGTGTGGACGATGGCCAGACGGCAATCCTCGCCAGCATAGCCTATACGACCTCGCCTGACATGCCCTTCGGGGCGGGCATTCTGCGCTTTACGGTCGATGCCGAGTGCCTGGGGGTGGGCACTCTGACTGTGGCCCTCACAGACGGTGTCAACACCGTCACTCTCGTGTTCGCTGCTAGGGCCACGCTATCGGGCGACCTTGCGGTGACCAGCAATACATCGTACACACTGACCATCGGCGGCACATCATCAGCACTCACCGCAGATGGTCGCATTTACCTGATGCGAATCGAGGAGATTTACCCATGAGCACTGCAGCAGCCCTCACACCCGTAGCGGGTGACATTGTCGCCGATCCTACCACTGCCACGGCCATCGACTACACGAACTGGCCGGCGAGCTATCTGACGGGCTACCTCGTGGTGCACAACACCAGCTCCACAGACGCTGTGTACCTTGTGACAGATGCCCTCGATACCGAGAGCGGCAGGGCTATCGCAGCCAATGGCGCAGCGACCTTTGGCCCGTACCTGCGGAACACTGACCTGTGGCTGGTGGGCGCTGATGCGTCACCAGTCAACTACAGCTTTGACCTGGTCTACAGCGAGGGGTACTGATGGCACGACTACTCCCCTTTTATCGCACTGGCGCATCGCTGTCTGGCGGTGGCGGTGGTGGTGTGCTCGGTGACGCCACGGTGTGGCCTGCGGTCCTCGATTGGTCATCGCTCGGCACCATTGCGGGGCCGCTTCGGAATGGTGACCGCGCACCAGTGGGCGATTTAGGCTTTGGCACGTCATACGGCATCGCGGAATACAACGGCGGTCAATGGGCGCTGCGTCAGGCGGTATTTGATACCGTGGCCAACATGCAGCTTTTCAATCAGCCTATTCTGGCGGGTGCGATTGCCATTGTGGGCACGGGTGTGGCGACTGACCCTGTGTATTATCACACGGGTCTGGCGTGGGAGCGCATGGCTGACACCGTGCCCTTTGCGTGGACGCTGACCGAGACACAGTTACTCGAAGGCACAGACCCATCGGGCATTGGTGCGGTGCAGGAAGGCGACTACGGTATCTTCGCCGCATCGGGCGGCCCCATCGTGGTGCGCTACAAGGTGGTGACCATCGCAGCCGGAACAACGACCGGCACCCGTGCCATGTGGATACCGCCAGCAGCTTATGCCGGCACGAATCTGAGGCTCGACAGCTTCGCGCTTGGCACTGAGAGCGACGCACAGCTTGTGGCTCAGGGCTTGGCAGTGACCGAGACGAACACGGGCACGGTCGGCACCACGAGCGGATATACCGACCTCAACGCGCCTGCCGTGGGCTCTGGCAACAGCGTGGCCTTGCTCACTTCGCCGGTCATTACCGGGGCGAAGAAGTTCGCCGTCATGTGCCAGATTCGAGGGGTTGTCAGTAGCTCAGCGGGAGCCGCTGGCCTGTTTCAGTCATCGGCGCAAAACAACACCCAGTGGACCCTAGCAGCAGGCGCAGCTATTTCTACCAATGTATTCCAGCTCCAATGGGTGCAGGGCACACCGGGAGCATGGGCGCTCGCGAACAATGCTGCCACGACTCGCGGTGGTGGCTCTGCATGGCCCGGTATTGCCTCGACCCCATGGCTGCTCATGGCCGAGTCTGGCGCGGCTATTTCTGACCTGATTCAGACCCGCGTCAACGGGGCGGTCTACTCGACCTTCCGCCGCAATAACGACAGCGCCGTGGATGCCGATAACTACACCGCAGGCATACAGGCAGTTGGTGGCACGGCTGGTGTCACCGGCCGCCTGCAGGTTAAGAACTACTTTCGCCTTGTCTGGGATTGACCATGAGACACCTCTGCACCTACCGCTACACCTACCGCGAAGAGCCCCGCTCCATGCTCGTGCAGTATCTCGACGGCGCGGTCAGCGTGACCGACCACAATGGCGACCTGCACAGCCTGACCTACGATGCCGATGGCGCAACCCTGACGGGGCCCGGGCAGCTCGCTGACACGCATCGCAGGGCTATCGCTGCGCTCATTGCCACGGCCATCGAGCAGGTAGAGGCTACGCTCGCATGGGCCACGCCATGACTTTTCGCATCCCCATTCCGGTATACGATGGCGGCCCTGACTCCGGCACCCGTGCCGACAGAGCCGATTACCTGGAACCCATGGCCGAGCGCTGGCCCGGTGGTGACCTGCTACAGCTCGTCGACTGGCTTGCTGTCGACAAGTCTGTGCGCTGGCAGCCTCGAAAGCGTGCCGATGGTACGCAGGCCACCTACTGCGACCACTATGCCGCCGACCTGATTGAGCAGGCCTGTGGGCAGCAGCTCATCAGCGCATGGGTCTGGTGGACGGAGGCGGCATATCGGCGGCTAGAGCTTGGCGAGACCGTGGCACCCGTCTATGGCAAGACCGTCCTCGAGCACGGCGCCCGTGGGCTGCACGGGTGGATGATAGAGCATGGCGAGCGGTACGGGTGGAGCCGTGTGCACACTGACGCAGCTCTGCGCGACATGCTGACCGACCGGCACACCATCGGCCTCATCCTGACGCCTTCGCACGTGTCCGTTGCCCTGCCCGATACCTACCAGCCCGCGCCCTTCTCGGGCCCACCGTTGCAGACGCAGGCAGGGGCACGCAACGTCAGGCTCTGGCGACAAGACGACTGGTACCGGCGCCGCACCGATGTGGTGCGAGTCTGGCTTGACCCCTTCCTGCTCGTCAACGTAAAGAGGCCCGCATGAGCGACACGACCGAGACACCACAGGCCGAGCCTGACAAGCGTGAGCGACGCAGGGAGCGGCGCCGTAAGGCTGTCGAAACGCTCAAGGGTATCGTTGACCTGATTGCCACCGTGGCTGCTGCGGTGCGGTACGTACAGCAGACGAGGGGCCGATGAGCGCACAACCTGAGCGACTGTACTTTGCCGGCAGCGATGCCAACAGCACCGAGACACGGCAGGCGGTCGCCGTCGTGCAGCGCAGTGTTGTGACCAGTCGAGCCCCTGCCATCGTCGCTGCGGTGGTGTGGATCGTGACCACAATCCTCTCACTCATCTGGTGACTATGCCCCCCGAACTCGCGCAATTTCTGACTCCGATGGGCGGCGGTGGTGTCGCTGGTGCTGTGGCCTATGCCATCGTGCGCATTGTGGAGCTCAAGACAGGCTTGCCGAAGCTGCAGGCCGAGCTTGAGGCAGTGCGCCAGCTGCACGAGGCCTGTGAGGCCAACGTCAGGGCATTGCAGGCGCAGGTCTCGCAGCTGATTGAGCAGCTAGGCAAGGCCTAAGGGCTAGAAGGGGCGCTCTGTCAGGTTGTGCCACCTCGGGCAGACCTCTTCGGCGTCCATCGTGTAGACGCCAATCAGCACGTCGTGGTGCCATACGGCAACCGAGATGTGATGCATCTCCGAGGCGTTGAATTGGCCATTTTCCCAACCCTCTGTCAGGGCCCACTCGACTATCAGGCGGATTTTGGCCAGCGTAGGTTCGCCATCGTAGTGCGTTTCTTCGGCGCACAACGGGTCAATCGGGTGGAATGCGTCGACAATCTGAGCCTTAAACATGCGGCCTCCTAAGCGGCTGCGGTGCGGGTAAAGCCAAGGGCAGCAAGCAGACCGAGGGCCACGTCAGGCGGTAGGCACCAGGTATCAAACCCGATACCGTGGGCTCTGGCTGCGAATCGGACGGCCATCACGGGCATTCCGACAATGTCAGCGATGCCCAGCATGGTGTACGGCAGCTCTGCGGCCCATATTTGCCGATTCTTACGCTTCGGGGCCTCTATGACAGGCAAGGGCAAGGCTTCGACCTTCGATGCCTGTATCAGCTCATTCAGCGGCTGTTCTTCGGGCTGCATGGCTCTGGTCTGGCCTGCGTCCCACCATGACAGGTCATAGCCTGTCCTCTTGAGGCTGTGGAGCCGGCCCTTTGCGGTCTCTGCCTCGCAGTTCCATTTCTGACACAGCAGGCCAATGGCACCCACCTTGCCTGAGACCTCTCGAATGTCAGCGTACCACTGGTCGCGCCGGGCCTTTACGTGCTCTGGCATGTTGATTTTAGCCGGTCGAATGTTTGACCATGGCTGTGGCGATGCCTTCGGCAGGCTCATTTGCCTCCTGATATCTCCCCCTTTGTGCTGCCCTGTAAGCTGGCCCAGCTCGGCAGCGGCATCCCAATCGCTGAGGTCATAGCCCTGTGCGATAAGGCGCTTGCGCACTTTCCGCATGCCTGCCTCTGACATGCCGGTGATACGCATGGCTGTCTGTATCAGCTGCCCGGGCTTGGCAGTGGTTGCAGCCTCGATGAACTGGCTATATCGCACGTCATCGCTCGCCAGCTTGCCACTTCGCGACCTGCCTGAGGCCTCGTACCATGCCGAGAGGTCATAGCCCTTGGCCTCAAGGCGTCGAATAATGGTACGCACGGTGTGGGTGCTCTCTACCTGCAGCAGCTGTGCGGCGGTCTGCAGTAGTTTGTTCTTCGGGGCGATTCGAGCGGCTTTCAAAGCCAGCTCATAGCGTTCCTGCGGGGTGTGGCTCATTTGCGCCTCCAATAGGTCTGTGGGTTGATACTGCTGACCGTCCACCGAGTGACCTGACCAAAGCGGTAAGACTCAGCGATGATGACTTGACGCCTGACCAGGCGAGCGAGGGCCTGCGATACACGAGGCGCTGACACCTGCGGCGTGGCCAGCGTGGCAGGGATAAAGCTGGCAGGTAGACCCATGCGGCGCAGGGCGTCTAGGACGTGGCGGTCGGCTTCTTCGGCTAGGGTATCGGTGGTCACCTACGCCGCTCCATCTGCAGCACCTGAATCCGGCCCTCCACAATGCCCTCCTGACGTACCGTAGGCAGCTCGAACCGACGCACCCAGTGCACACCGAGGACAATGCCGAGCAGGGTGCCGATGGTCAGGCCGCCGATGGTGAGGGCGGCGCAGTAGGCTATCAGGGCGGTACTCATGGGTTTTCTCGACTTGTATGCGAGTGAGTGAGTGAGTGGTCAGGCTTCTTCCCACGGCGATTCGCTGCCTACGCTCAAAAGGTAGGCGTGCGCCTCTTCGATGGTGTCGAAAACCCTACACTGTAAGCCACCGTGCGGAAACGCAACGACCATGTCGGCGTCCATGTCCACATGGTAATTCCAATTGGTCGTGGTTTCATTGGGCGGGTAAAGGTAGACAGTGTCTCCACATGGCGTGCAGGTTTGCCAGCCGTCGCGTAGCTTCAACATGGGTCGCTCCACGGTGAGCCGTCAGGCGTCGTCAGCAGGTACGCATGGGCGGCTGCGAGGCTCTCGACCTCGATTAGCGTGCCCATGTAGTCAGGAAACGGGCGCACCAGCACGCGCTGCACGATACCGTCGCGCGTCTCGATGCGCACCGACCAGCAGCCGGGCTGAGTGTTGGGCAGGTAGAACCCACCGTGTCGGAAGTGTGCGCCTGGTCGAAGTGTTCTGGTCATGGTCTCCCTCTGGGTGTGTGAGTGTCACGAGCCGGGCGGTGCGTGACAGTTAGCGGGTCAGGTGACGCTCGGCACGACGCACGGCGGCGACGTATCGAGTGCAGCGTTCGCCACGAGCGCCAGCGTATCGGCACAGAGCGCGGCTCTGGTAACGCTGGGTCAGGTAGGTCAGGTGTCGAGAGGCCACCCTCGCGGCAACCGTCACGTCCACAAGCTCCTCGCAGGTCACACCCAGACCGCCCGGTTGACGGCAGGTCAGGCGCCCTGCGTCGTCGTAGCAGTCGTCTCCCCACATCTGGCTCCACATCGGGTGCTGCTGCCATGCACCGCAGTGGCCACCAGCGTTGACCACGCGGGCACGGTGCTTGCTCTCGACAAAGGCCACAGCGCACAGGCGCTCGGCACTCACAAGCTCGGTGGCGTTACGGGTGCAGGCCATGGCGAAGAGGTGGCTATCGGTGGCATCGTGGCCCGTGCTGGTCAGCAGCGAGGCAATGCGCAGCGTCAGGAAGAAGGCGGTCAGCATATCGGCGGGGGTGTTTGAGTGTGTAACGGCTCATGGCCATGCGTAGGGATTGCACAGGTCAGGGCACAGTGCAAACTTTTAGAGCGATACGGCGTGCCTGATGGTACTCAGCTGTGTTCGATGGCACGTCAGGCTGCTCGTATGGCTTGCGATGCGCCAGATAGGCGATGGCCTCGCCAGAGTACGGGGCGAGCTGTTCCAGGTACTGCGCTGGCCTCACAGGCAGCGTCCACAGCTGGCCATCGGTCATGAATACAAACAGAAACGCACCGCCTCGTGGACGTATCTCGGCCATGCGCTGCACAGCAAACCCGTGGGCGCGTAGCAGGGCAAGGGCTAACTTCGTGCGGGTTGTCATCGGGGCTCCCACAGGGCTGGGGTGTTATCGACTGCCAGCGCCATCAGCGCGGCATCACTCTGGTCATCGCTGGTCCACTCGATGTGCGGCCATCGGGCACGGGCGGCAGCGAGGGACAGGGCTTTGAGGTGTTTTCGGTCGCCTGATGGCATACGCAGGGCGCTTCGCCACGTGGCAGGGTACACCTGCAGCATGGGCACGCCCGGATACACGAACTCGCATATGGCACGCCAGATGCCCACCTGCTGCGACAGTGACAGCGTGCCCTGCGCTTTGCCCTGGCTGGCTTTGTCATCGCCTACCGTGCGCAGCTGGGGCCGTTCGATGGCGATACGGTCAGGCGTGGGCAGGGTCTGCAGCAGAGCGATGCGCTGCAGCATATTGGAGCTGGTCATGATGGTCGAGGCGTGGAGCAGCTCAGCACCGTTGACCATGGCGATGCCCGTCTTGGCTGCTGCGTCGATGGCGAGGGTGGTCATGGCAGCCCCTGCATTTCGCTGGCGTCGTAATAGCAGGTCAATGCCTCAATGGCATCGCTGCACAGCCGGTCTCGCTCGATGTGCCGGTCACCGATGGCGCGGTGGGTGCCGTCGTCCCATATGACGCAGCGGCTGGTGTGCAGCGCCCACGCCCCGTTGGCCTCGATACGCAGCGCCATCGTATCGGTCGCATCAGGGGTGCGGCACAGGTACACTGTAGCGTCCTCTATCTTGACTCTCTTACGGTTGGCCTTGCCCGAAGGGCTACGGGCTCGCATCCATTCGAGGATGACCCATTGTTGCAGCTGGCTGGTCATTCGTCCCCCCGATTCACAGACCGCTGCACGCTGAACCCGTCAGGATACCGCCGGCGCAGCTTCTCGATGTTCTCGGTGGCCACGTCTGAGAGGGTATAGCCATACCAATGGGCGATACACGCCACGTACCAGAGCACGTCACCCAGCTCCTTCTTAATGCTCTCCGAACTGGTCGTGTGCCCGTGGAACTCAGCCTTCTTAATGCTCCCCAGCACCTCGCCCACCTCTTCGGGCAGGCCGAGCAGCTTCTCAAAAAGCCAGCCCTGCGCGGCTGGGTTGCCTGCCGTGCGCAGCGCAGCCTGCTGGTACTCATCTAACTCTATCACTCGTGTCATGGCTCTCTCTCGTGGAATGGTCAGGCCTGCGCAGGGAGTCGCACCCTGCTACGCTGTCACAGGCTAGGGCTCAAAAGTCGATGTCGCTGCCTTCGGGGGCCTGACCTAAGGCCACCATCACACCGTGCTGCCAGAGCTGCAGAGCGGCTGCCTTGCTCGCCTTCAAACGCGGTGCAGCCGAGGTCCAACCCTTCGACTTGCGGAACGTGGCAATCTCGTCAGGCGTGGCACCGGCGGCAAAGTTCCAGTTCGCCTTGTTGCGGTCTGGGTAATGGCCACCGGTAGGCTTTGCGCTGCCCTGCTCCACCTGCACCGTCACGTGCATGATGCCGCCCAGCGAGACCGCTGCCACATCGGCCTGCACCTCCCAGTCATAGTTCTGGTGCGGCTGCACAGGCGCGTCTGGCACGGGAGAGAACTGGTCGTGACACTGCTCTGCGATACGACGCACCACACGCTCCACCCAGGCACCGCGCCCCGTGGTGTCCTCCCACCCATAGACGCGGTCGGTCATGCGGTCGCCTTCGGCATTCATGAGATCGAGCTCAAGGTACATCTTCCCATTGCGGGTGCTGTCGATGCGGGCATCGACCACACACACGATGTAGTCACCGGCAGGCCACAGGGCGGGGCGGTCGTTCTCGAAAGTGCTGGCGGGGCTGTTGTAGGTCACTCGTGCCATGGGTCTGCCTCTTCGGTTTCGGCGGGTGCGGTTGCGATTGCGGCGGGTGCCGCTGGTAAGGTCATGCGTGTTGGCTGCGATGGCGCAAAGCGCCGGGCTGGGGTCTGGGTGGTCTCCATCGGGGTCACGTCGTACGTGCCACGCTCAATGTCGTCGAGGGCCCCTGCGGTCTGGCTGTCGAGGGGCACAATCTTGGCCAATCGCAGCAGAGCAGTCTTGCGCCACATTTCGCTGGCGTTCGTTTTCCATGCCGCTTGGCCCTTGGCTGCGGCTGCCTCGATCTCGCTCTGGTCCACGATGCGCTCGATAACCGAGCCATCGCGCATGTGCAGCTCTGCGACCGCTGCGACCAAGGCACCACGGGCAGGGCCCAGAATAGCCCTGTGCTCCACGACCCTGCCCTTGCTCATCACATAGTGCTCGTTCTCGTGGATCAGGTAGGTGTGGACATGGCTGGCGCCGGGCGTGCGCAGCATGACCTTCACAGCGCCCTTGTAGCCCAGCTCACAGCGCACCTTGCCAGAGCGAGGAATCAGGTAGCAGTCAACGCCCGGGTCAAGGCCGAGCTTGGCGACCTGATACAGGGCGATGACCAGCGACTCTTGCAAGGCAGGGGCGTGCAGGCTGCGCTCTGGTCCCACGTAGGTCATCAGGGCAGCCATGAATCGGTCCTGCTGGCTGCGGTCAGGCAGCAGGGCGGTCAGGGTATCGCGGCGCTTTTCGATGAGCGCAGCAATGGGTGTCAGTGCGGTGGTCATGCCTCACCTCCTCGCTGTGCCCAAACAGAGGGCTCGTACGTCAGCGACATCACGCCAGACGGCACACACTCAGGGTACGTGTGCAGCGAAGCGTGCACTTCGTGCAGCAGCTCGCTGCGGGCTTCTCCGATGCGCTCGAGCAGCGCAGGGGGCACAGGTGCCACGTAGAGCGCCAGAGGGCCCTCTGTGGGCACAATAACGTGGCACACGCGCACCTCGCGCCATCGGGCTGCATCTCCTAAATACGATGCGGCCAGCCCTTCGGCATAGTGGCGTTCGCCGAGGTCGTAACCCGGAAACACGGTCATGCTACCATCAGCCTCGCGGCTGAAACGGCTCTCGACTTGAGCACGCCATGACGCCGGGGTCACCGGCTTGGCAGTCGTCTTGACGCTCCACAGGCTAACCGTGGTGCCGTCGAAACACACTGCGTCAGGCTTACACCGGCACGGCGTGGCCGTGTCTGGGTCGATCCACGCGATAGGCTGCTCGAATCGCCACACACCAGGCACTGATGCCAGCAGGTTGCGCCAGTCGGTCAGGACGCCAGCGGCGCTCGAATAGAACGCAAACTCGTTGGCGTCCACAACGGTCAGGCCTGCAGCTTCCTGCTCGGCTTTCCATGCCTTGCCCTCTTTGGTCGCAAAGCTCATGCCATCGGGGCGCGGCACATAGCGTGACGGGTCAATGGTTCGGTGCTCGAGCATTGCGGCGTGAATGCGGGTGCCAACGTCCATTGCGGCAGACTTGCGAGGGTTGTGGCGGCACCAGATGGCGTACCAGCCACCGCGCTCGGCAGCGCGGCGCAGGTCAGTCGCGCTGACTTCGGGGCGGTCGTGATAATTGTCGTGGGTCATGGTCGTGGTCTCACATGGGGGTGTGTGCCTTGCGGCGTGTATTGTTTTCGCTGGTCAACGAAAACACAGCGGGTCATGGCCGTGCGATGTTATTCTCCCAAGCGGCCTCAGTGTGCTCATAAATGTGGTCATGAATACGGGTGGCCCAATACGAGGGCGTGGTGACAGGTACGCGATAGCCTACATGACTCATCGCAGTAGGAGGCGCAGGCAGCAGGCTTGCATCCTGCATCAGCACAGCGCGGGTCACCTCCACGAAGTAAGGCAACATCAAATCGAACTCTTCGGGCGTGAATGAGAGTTCAATCCTCCCTGTCTTACGAGGTTGTGTCGTTGCCTTGCAGCCATACAACCCGTTGAACTGCGGATCATTCAGAGTGAGGCGCATCTCACCGTGGCAGCAATCGACGCGAACACAGGCTGAAGCTCCGCAGGCATCAAAATCAAAGATGTCTCCACGAGCATGAGCACGCTTGAAATCCGAAAACGCTTTTATGAATGCCTGCTCAACCTTACGGCGGTAATCTATCTCGCGCATGAGTGCCTCACATGTGAATGTTGCCCTTGCGGGTCGGTGTAGTGCCCTTCATGGGCAAGCGCGCCCCGGGAGTCGAACCCGGGCGAAGACCATCACGCGTTGTATCGCAGGTGTCAGGGCTCACTTATCGCCCTGCACTGGCTTAAGCTGGGCCAGCTTAAACGGGGGCCGGTTGCGACACGGTGCTCGGTGAGGGGCGAGACAGGATAAACTGCACGCTGTCGAGTGCACCGAAGGCGAGCTGCAGGCGCTCGGCATCGTTCGCTGCGCGGTCGATGGCATCAGAAACAGACTCGATCATATCGAGCGCAGCCACGATGCGCGGGTCTCGGTCGTTCACAGCAGCGAAGCAGGCAGCGACAATCTCTGAATGGGTCATGGTCATGGTCGAACTCTCGGCGGGGGTGTGTGTCCGGTGGTCAAGCACCGTGAAAAGCACCCTTGCACAGATTGCCACCTAGTGCAAACAAAAAGAGGCCCTCAAACGCAAAAAGTCGAAGCCCCGAAAACCTGCGACCAAACAGACTTCCGGGGCTTCTCCGTTCACTTCACACCCGCGCCAGACTCTAATGCGAGCGCCAGTGGTGTCAACTCAAACTGGCCAATCGTCGTCCTCATCCTCTATCGGCACAGGCAGCAGGGGGGCCTTTATCGGCACTCCAGACTCCATGTCTGCCAATAGAGCCTTGGCTGCGTCAGAGAACGTGTAGCAGGCCACCACGCCATCAGGGAAGCGCACCGTCTTGTGATACGGCTGGCGGGTCCCTTCGCTCTTCACAATCCACCCGCTCTCCTTCCACCGTTGCAGCACCTCGCTCCACACGTAGCCATTGCGCTCGATCATCTGCCGAGCTGTTACGCAGGGCACAGACATCGTGCCATTGTTGCCCAGGTGCGCAATGTAGCCCGATTGCGGGTGAATCTTCACCATGGGCTCTGTGCCCTTCGGCATTGCCTTGGGTGCGCGATACAGCCTCTCAGGGCTCGACAGAATCATGCCGAAGATATCCTGCAGCGCAGCAAAGCCACGGTCAACCGACTGCGCACCCTCGCAGACCTGCACCCACAGGGCAGGGTCCCAACACGGCACCAGCTCTCTCGCCATGCCGAGCGCCACGTGCATGGCTTCCCATGCGGTCTCGATAGCACCCGCATTCAACGCCAATCGAGGCGCAATATCAGAGCCGCCTTTGCCCAGCTCCACAAACTGCGCCACCTTATCCTGCCAGACCTGACGCCAGTGCTGGCGCTCATCATCGGTCAGCGAGAGCACCCACTCGACACCCGCCGCCGCAACATGCCCGTGGTTGCTCTCGGCTGCGTACACCATGCGGTCAGCCTTCGCTGCTGCTGCGTGGCTGCGCTCGCCCATCGGCAGGGCTGTGATAGACAGGCAGCGAGCCTTTAGGCCACCGTGCGGCATGGCGTCAGCCAGTGGACCTTCGCCAGTCGAGACCACAATGGTCTTGAACTTCGGGGTCTCTCTCATGCCATGGTTGCCCGTGCCACGGGCTTTGCCTTTACCGGTCACCACGGCATACACGATCTTGCTACAGATCGCAGGGTTGCCCACCTTCGTGTCATCAAGCAGCACTGGGGTGTATCGGGCAAAGCCAAACAGGTGCTCGAAACCCGTGGGCGTGCCCTCCCACGTCTGCATGTACTCTTTATCGCCCCACATTGAGCTGACAATGCGCAGCGTCGTGGTCTTGCCCTGCGATGACTGGCCGCACAGGTCGAGCACGAACATCGGGCACCCCAGCACGTCAAGCATCAGCGGCAGGAATGCCGCACCCATGGCCAGACGCATCACAGGGTAGCGTCGTGCCTCATCAAACACCAGGCGCTTCCACTCAGGGAATGTCCCACACTGCGAGATTGATTCAGCCAGCACAGCGCGGGGCCCTGCCTCTTCGGGCAGCTGTAAGCGTGACACCGTACCGTGCCGGTAGAACCCTCGCAGGAATCCGCCAGGGTGAAACCCAAGCGTCTGCACGGTCGATTCAACCTCTATCAGAGCCCTGCCAAGCTCTGCCTCACTCGCTGCCAGATACCGCACCAGCGCGGCAGACTCGCCAGATGTCACCGGCAGCCCGTACTTTGAGAGCCCTGACACCTTGCGAGCTTCCATCAGCTCATCACGCCCCACCTCTCTGCGCTGCCACTCTGTCGAGAATGGCCGGCAATAGGCTACCACGCAGCGCATCACGCCCTTGGCGTCTGCACTGTACCCAACGACTGCCACAGGACCATGGCACACCATGCGCTTGGGATCGTCTGGCCTCTCCATCGGTGGCAGCTTCCACACGCCTGCACTGGTCACCTCGTAACCTTCTGGCACTGCCACGTTGGCAGGGGCAGGAATGCCCGGGCAGGCGTCCACCAGCAGCCACGTCAGCGGGTCATGGTCTGGTGGTGCGCTCTCCACAGGTGCCTCGATCTCGGCAATCGGCAGCGAATCGGGCACCACGGGGGCTGCTGGCTGCACGTTCCTCGCTCGCTCTGGCAGGCCAGCCAGAGCAGCAGCGAACGCCTCGCCATTCGGTGCGTGCTTTACCCACAGGTCGTTCACATCGCCACCGTTGCCCAGCTCGGCAGGCAATCGCAGGCCAATGGCATCGCAGCCCACAGCACGCAGCGCATCGACTACCTTGGCGCTGCCCTGCTCGCCCGTTGTGTCGAGGTCATACACGACCCGTACCGGGCGCTGCAGCTCGGCCAACGCTTCGGCCTGCGTGGGCGATGGCGCGGCACCCTCTCCACGGCAGAAACACACCGCGTCCACACCTGCTGTGTAGCACGCCCATACACTCGACTCGCCATTCACCACGTACACAGGGCCCGTGCCCGTCAGCTGCTCAAGGCCATAGGGCAGCTGCACAGGCAGCCCACCGAGAGACCGCTGCCACAGCTGCTGTGACGGGCGCGTCAGCTTGCGCAGTCTAGGCACAGGCATCGGTGGCACCGGGTACACCAGCACCCCGCTCACCTCTTCGATGCTGTACGCTGACAGGATTGAGCGTGCCAGGCGCTTGCGGTGCAGGAACTCGTCTAGGCTCTCGCTCTTCTCGGCCTTGTCTGGCTTCTCGTTGTTCGGTGTGCGCTTGCCTGCCTCAATGCCATTGCCGATGTGTTTCTTGGCCTCATTCTTCTTCGCCCCGTTCGCCACGGCGTAGTGCACCAGCTCATCAAGGATCGAAGGGTTAGCACAGCTGAAGTGCTGCACCTTGCCAATGGTCACCCCAGCGCGAAACATTCGCAGCGACCGGTCGCCATCGCTGGTCTCGTACAGGATGGCGATGGCCTTTTGTCTGGCGCCCTCATAGCGCCGCTCACTAGAACTTTGTGCCATGGTCTGGTCTCTCTGGGTGTGAGTGTTGTGTTCCGGCTGGTCAGGCCGGGCCGTCAATCGTGCCCTAGCGGCACAGCAAAAGTCAAAGCATCGGCGATGGGTCTACGTGGTACGTGGCAAAGGCTTGAAAGGCGCGGGTGCGAGTCACCAGCTCGCGCTGCATAGGGTCGCCAAAGTACGGCGCATCAGACCGGCCTGACAGCACCGTCAGCACGCACGTCAGCAGGTCGCTCGCCAGACCCTTGCGCAGCTTCGGAGAGCCCGATACCGTAGAGAAGGCGCGACAGATTGCCTGCACCATCGGAGCACCCGCTGGCCCAACGCCTCGCAGCAGGTGGCCCTGACCACGCACCCACTGCACCGTAGAGCGAAGGCGGGTGAGTGCCTGCAGCTGGGCAGGCGTCGCAGGCTCACGACGCCACTGCCCGGTCTCGCTGTACTGCCGAGCCACGCCAGACGCTCGCAAAGCCAACGCTGCGCTGCCCAGAAACGCCACGGCATCGGTCGCCAGCCAGATGCGCTTCTTCTCCTTCGCCGGCAGCTCTGCCCACACGATAGGCTCGCCCGTCAGCGGGTCAATCATCGGCGGCGGCGGCTCGCTGGCCTTCGCCTTCGGGGCGGCAGTAATGGCGTCCTCGACCTGCACGGGGCTTTGCAGGTCGTGCGTCAGCGTCACCTGCCACGGGTCGAATACGTCAGCGTGCGCTTTGCCCTCACAGGATCGCAAAACCCGCCCAATTTCCTGCGCAAACTCGACACGAGAGCCACGGGCATGGCGAAGCACCAGACGGCGCAGAAAGGGCATATCCACGCCTTCACTCAGCATGTGGCAGTGTACGATGGCATCCAACTCGCCAGAGCGCAGCGCGGCCATGGTCGTCGCATGGCTGCGACGGTTGCGGCTGTGAAGGGCTGCGACCCTGAGACCTGCCTCGCAGCAGGCCAGCGCAAAGGCGTCGCAATCGGCAATGTCAGCCGCGCTAATGACGCAGGCACCCGTGCCAGAGCGCACCCAGTCAATCACGAGGTCATCGACATCGGCAAAGCCCTTGCCCTTCGGGAACGTGACCCGGAATGGCACCAGGGCACCGCTCGTGATGGCGTCCTCGATGCCATAGCGCAGCAGCTCGCTGCGCCACAGCGTCAGGCCGGTGTCGGCACGGTAAGGTGTGGCGGTCATGCCAATTCGATGCGCCGGCGGGCAGGCCGAGAGGAACGCCTCGACACTGCTGCGCTCACACTTGTGTGCCTCGTCGGCAATCCACAGCAGGCCATTCTGTGCCCCTGTAGCTGCGGCATAGGCTGCCAGAGAGGGCAGACACACGACAGTTATGCGCTCGATGACCTTGGCCCCGGTATAGTACGCTCCCACCGGCTCGTCTGCGAGCTGCGCTATGATCGCTCGCAGCGCCTCGACTAGGTCAATCGAACTGGTGGAGACCACGACAGGACCCCGCCAGGCACACGCCAGCAGGCCCAACACGATGCTCTTACCTGCGCCCATGATGGCCACGATGAGCGAGGCATCAGGGCAGTCAGGCTCTGTGGCTTTAATGAGTGCGTCACGCTGCCATGGGCGCAGCTTGAGGCCAGCGCGGTCAATAGCGGCGCGAATGGCGATACGTCGCCACGGGTTCGATGCGGTCATGGTCTGATGGGGGGTGTAAGTACGGGTGCTGCGGGTCGACTTCGAGGCCGATGGCCGGAGAATGCGGTAGAATCAGGGGGAAGTCAAGAGAGAGAGAGAGAGAGTAAGTATGAGTAAGTTTAAGTAATTACAAGAATAGTGTAATATATTCATTCACTTAGGGTCACTTTTGGTCACTGTAATTTTGTGTGTACTACAGGGTGTCTTTTGGGAAGAAAGCTCAAAGCGTTTCTTGAATGAATCGAGAGAGGTCACAAAAGGGTCTCTTCTCTCTCTACTGTACCCCCTCAAGAAAAGTACTTACAGGCTTACAGGCTCGCAAGTGTCTGATGTTAAAGGATTCAGCTTGTAAGTGGCTCAAAGGTGTAATTACAAGCTTTGCCTGATGCTCTGTTCAGGTGCCAGACCCGCAAAACGTGAGCGCTCAATCAACGACAAGTCGCGATTCCGATGCAATCCCTAAGGCTTACCAGACACCCACTTGTGACGGCAGGACTCATTTGACCTGTGCAGCACCCTGTAAGTGCACCCGATCGAGGGGAGCTTGCGCTTGATCGAGTGGAGTTCATGCCCGATCGAGTGGAGCTTGCAGCAACGGAGAGGGGCAGGGAGAGGCAATGCACCAGGCACACACCCTGTGAGGGGCGATAGAAGGGCGGTGAGGGCTTCTATTGCGCCCACGGACGGCGATTGCTAGGCTGGGTCCAACTTTGTCAACATCACCAACACTCGCACCAACTCGGATTCGCCTGTGGCGATGGTCCAAAACCCTGAGAATATGCAGCGTGCTGCACTCGAACTGGCTCGTGGCAAAAGCTACCGAGAGGTGGGCGAGCTGTTCAGGGTGTCTGATGAGTGCATCCGAAAGTGGACAAAGAACGCCAACTGGCCAACTTACAAGGCAGCAGCGAAGGCCATTGTGGACGCAGAGAGGCCAGAGCTGTCGAACATCATCACGCTGCACCCTGACCGGGTCGACACCGTGGCACCCAGACCGGTCGCAGCGCCTGAGTCAGGCGAACTGGTGGACCACGCCATTGAGGTGCTGCGCTCTGCTTTGGAGCAGGGTGACGTCAGGGCGGCCACGTGGGTGCTAGAGCGCGTGGACCCTGAGCGGTTCGGGACTCCGAAGGATCGTCAGGTCATGGCCGAGATACGCAAGACAGCAGCGCAGACCAAGAGCGGTCCTGTACGTGTCACCATCGCGGCGCCTAAGCGCAGAGAGCAGAGCGCATGAATGCGGCGGCAGGTCCTGAGTACATCATCGACTGGGAGCCGCATGAGGCGCAGGCGGCCTTTGTGGAGGACCAGCGGCCCATCGTGGGCTTTGTGGGTGGTCTCGGCAGCGGTAAGACTCTGGCTGGCTGGGTTCGAGCGGTGCAGATGCAGCCGTCCGATGGTCTGGGTGTCATCGTGGCACCGACGTACAGGCAGCTGCATGACGGTGTGCTGGGCACTGCGCTTGAGCACTTCCGGCCCATGCTGGCGGACGTGAATCGCAGCGAGATGAGGCTCCGCCTGGTGACGGGTGCCGAGATACTCTTACGCAGCTCGACCCGCCCCGATGACTTCCGGTCAATCAACGCGGGGTGGCTGTGGCTCGATGAGGCGTGCTACCATTCGAGGTATGCGCTCACGACCATCATGGCTCGGGTGCGGTATGGGTGCGAGCGCATCTGGTGGACCTCATCGCCAGTGAAGGGGTCGGCGGCTCATGAGATATTCGTGCAGGGTCAGGCGTACCCATGGCACCACGCGAAGAGCAGCGACAACCCGTACCTGTCGCAGCAGTACCTCGACCTGATGCGCAGCACGATGACCGACCGGGAAGCGCGGCGAGAGATCGACGCGGAGTGGGTCGAATCGGGCGGCGTGCTCTGGGACCAAGAGACCATCAACGGCACCCGCAGGGAGTCGGCAGGCTCGCTGACGCGTTACGTGGTGGGCGTGGACCCTGCGACAACGGCGAAGCGCAGGAGCGACAAGACAGGCATCGTGCTGGTGGGTCAGGGCAGCGATGGGCACGCGTACGTGCTGCAGGACCTGTCAGGCATCTATGCGCCGCACCAGTGGGCGAAGGTGGTGTGTGACCTGTGCAAGCGGTACGGTGCGCTGGCAGTGTGCGAGACCAATGCCGGCGGCGACCTCGTGGAGACCAACCTGCGCATGGTGGACCCTGCTGTGCCGTTTCGAGGTGTGCGGGCGGGCAGCTCGAAACACGAGCGGGCGGCGCCGATCTCTACGCTTTACACGAGCGGGTGGGTGCATCATGTAGGCATGCTGCGCGACCTCGAACGCCAGATGACCACATGGGAGCCGAGTGACGCAGAGAGCCCCGACCGTATGGACGCCCTAGTGTGGGCGATAACAGAGCTGCAGATATACCCGCACGCCCCTAGCCCTGACCGCATTGTGTCGGGCCCTGGTGGTGCACAGCGCAAGGTGAGAATATGAGCAAGGCACGCATTAGGGACAGTCGAGGCCGGTTTGCGCAGCAGAACGTGGGCAGCCCGTGGATTTTGCCGAATAGGGAGCCGACGCCGGAACTGTTCCCACAGATCGTGTCAGGCATCAGCGGCCAGCCGGGCGTATATGACCAGATTCTGGTCGGGCATCCGAAGGTGGCGAAGCACATGGGCGACTTCCGCACGACCTTGGGCGCGGCGTCGTACTGGTGGCAGCCGGTGGAAGATGAGACCAGCGAGGAGGCAGCGTTTCGAGAGGACCTCGAAAGCCTGACCGAGCACGCCTACCTCGACCACGAGAACGGTGTGCAGGGCTGGTCAGAGATTGCCGAGTCATGGCTGCAGCATTGGGCGCATGGCATGTACTGGGCAGAGATACGCTTTGTCGAGGAGCCTACCCATGCGCGGCAGTACGCGTATCTGACGGGTCGCCAGCTTGAGATATACCCAGTGCACCCATCGACGGTGCAGCAGGTCATGCAGAGCGACAACTATCGACGCCTGACGGGCATTCGCCAGAGTGCAGCGACCGGCTTCGCTGAGATACCGGTGGACCGTCTGCTGTGGGTGCAGCGTGGTGGCGTGGTCGGTCAGTATGCCGGCGAGAGCATCTTGAGGCCGCTGGTGTTCCTCTTCGACCGGTGGAAGTCGGTCTGGCTGTCGAGTGAGCAGCAGGCTTACATGCAGGGCGGGTGCCTGGTAGTGCAGGCCGACCAAGGGGCGAACTATGGCACCGAGGCGTGGAAGCGTGCGAGGGCCACGCTTGAGGGCTGGCAGAACGACCTTGCACGCTACCTGCTGATGCCGCCGGGCTTCACAGCCGACTTCGTGGCGAGCTCATCGAGCATCGACGGCGATGTCATCGACCGCATCGACTCGTACTGTGACACGGTGCTAGGTGCGCAGGTGGCGGCTCTGATTGCCTCAGCGAACGGTCACCGGGCATTGGGCGAGGTCGCAGCGCAGCAGGACGCCACGGCAGAGAGCGAGGACCTGAGTGCGTTTCTGCGCCGTCTGGGTGACCGCTTGAGCCGCTGGGTGTCTCGCCACGTGGCGTACTTGGGCAGGCGTCCTACGCTGTGTGTGCGACCTGTGGAGCAGTCGGCAGCGCCGGCAGAGAAGGTGACAGCAGCACTCGCAGCGAAGGCAGCAGAGGCCATCACGTGGACGCAGGCAGATGAGGCGTGGGCACGTCAGACGATTGGGATGCCAGAGCTGCAGACAGTCGAGGACGTGGACGGCGATGCGATGCTGGCAACGCCAGAGCTGACGGTGCCTGTGGTGCCGGTCACGACGGAGGACACGGCGGTGTCAGCCCCGATGGCCGATGAGGCGCGATACTCGCACATCGACTTCACTCCACCGCAGGGCGTTCGAGAGGCAGCGGCTCGTGGGCTAGAGGTTCGCAGGGCAGCGCCAGACAGCGAGAAGGGCGGCACTGAGGTGGGCGTGGCCAGAGCACGCGACCTGTCGAACGGGGTGAGCATCAGCTCTGACACAGCGCGGCGCATGAAGGCGTACTTCGACCGTCACGAGGCAGACAAGCAGGGCGAGACATGGGACCAGCAGGGCAAGGGCTGGCAGGCATGGCACCTGTGGGGCGGCGATGCAGGGCAGGCTTGGGCCAATAAGCTGGTGCGCCAGATGAACGCAGCAGACGAGGAGGCGAAGATGGCCGACGTATCGAGTCAGGGCCTGACGCCACCGGTGGCGGTGCAGCAGTCGGCGGCTGACGGTCTGTATGCACGAGGCAGGTCGATGGCCGAGATGCGAGGGCTGCAGAATCGGACTGACCTGCAGCTGGCGAAGAAACTGGCAGCAGGTCAGGGCCTGACGCAGGGTGAGCTGCGGTATATCGAGAGCGCCCTGCGCTTCATCGGAGACCCCACGACGCGGCCTGACTATGCCTTGCATGGGCCGACGTATCAGGAATGGCATGGTCTGGGTGGTCAGGCGATGGCCACGTGGCTGGGCTCGGCTCTGGCTGACGTGGACGGCGTGGCCCCTGTAGAGTCGCCAGACCCTGCGTTGGCAGGCTTACCGGTGGGTGACCTGTGGCAATGATGCTGCCCAATCGAGCGCCATCGAAGAAGCCAGCCGGGCAGATGGTGCGAGACTGCACAGGCCAGTGGGTGACGGTGCCGCACCCTCTGGTGGGTGTCGAGCTGTTCGTTGCCTGGGCAGACACCCGCAATGAGCGCAGGGCGATTGACACGGCGATGCAGGACGCCATTGAGGGCGTGGCAAGGGCTCACCGTGCCGATGTATGGCGAGCGATGCAGGACGGGTGGCAGACGGGCGAATATGACCGGGTGCTGGCTGATGCGATACCGCGCTATGAGGCGGTGATTAGGGAGTACACAGGGCGTCTGCAGGCGGCAACGCAGCGGTGGGCGATGGATGAGGCGAGGCGTCAGGCGAGGTCGAGAGAGACCAGCGATGCGCCCGCATCGGGCCCTGTGAGCGAGGCGAGCGTGGTCTCGCAGATACAGCAGCAGGCGGGCAAGCTCGATGGTCGAATCGAGAACAGCTCACGCATTGCGGCTCGTGAGATTGCGCAGCGTGTGCAGGCGGAGGTGGCTGCTGCAGCTCGTGACGGCAAGCGGCCAGCGCGGTGGGCATCGGCCATCAGCGCGGCCTCTCTGGCCAAGCCAGTGCTGGCCACGGGTCAGATAATCGAGAGTGAGGGCCGCATGACAGCGGCGGCGAATCTGATTCAGAGCGGGGCTACGCAGCAGCTGGGTCTGCGCTTGGCACAGGTGGTCAGGACGTCGGTCAACGACCCTCGCCGGTGCTCTGTGTGCGAGGAACTAAGCGGCACCTCATTTGACCTGCCACGGCAGCAAAGGGAGTTTGACGCTATGCCCTTGCCAGACCCTGACTGCCTGGGTGGCACTCGGTACTGTCGATGCGGGTGGCTGTTGCGTTGGGTGCGCACTTGACGCGGCTCTGTGGTGCGCGTAATGGGGTGTTCTATGCGTAGCGTTCTCTTCTCTGATAGCCCACTGCGGTGGGTGTCTGCCCTGCCTATATGGCCCAATGGCGTGCACTATGACGGCATGGTGTTTGACTTCGCGTCACACCGTGGGCTTATCGAGAGGGAGCTGACGCGGCAGATAACTGAGGGTGTGTTTCACCCTTCGGTTTTAAGGGAGCACCAGCCACGTGGCATGAGTCACGGGCAGGTGGTAGCGTGGCGCATCCTAACGCAGGCTGAGGCTGCAGCGATGGGCGTGCCACAAAAGGCGCCTGAGGAACTGTACTTCGGGCTAGACTTGCGTGACCCTGAGATGGCTGCAGAGTATGACTCTGGGCTGTTGACGTTCACCAGCCCCGAGCTGCGCGGCAGCATCATCGGTGGTGAGCCATGGGTGGATGAAACGGGCACGCCGTGGGATTTCTTCGTTGCAGAGCTTTCAGCGGTAGGTACGCCGCACAACAAGCGGCAGACCGCCGCACCACACCTGCGAGGGGTGACAATGGGAGA